CCCCGTAAGGTCGCAATCTTCTTCATTACCTTCTTCACAGTCGGTTTCACCACTTTTAACAAAAGATCAGCAAGAGGCTTTGCGAGCAGGGCAGATGTCGTCGCAACTACAGCAATCGAAGCCGTGGCGGTCACCGCACCAGCACTAGGAATATTTCCAATGATTTGATCTGGAATGTTCAGATTCTCTGTAACCATCAAACATTCCTTACCTACAATTTCATATCCAGTAATCTTCTTATTACCCTCTAGGATTTTTCCTATAGGGTTTTTTAATTCCTGCTCTCTTGTGGGACAAGTTTGTGCCTTTTCGATTTGTTTAGGAACTTCTGGTGTTGCTGGTGCTTTAGGTTCGGGTGCTTCTGGTGATTTTACTGGAGGTGGTTTAGGAGTTTCCTGTTCTAAGTCTAACTTTGAAGTATCATAATCCATAGGATTGAATGAAGGCATTCCCGCATCACAGTAGACGCGATTACCATCATTATCCTCATTCTTTAAATTCTCATTCTCACCACTATCCTTATTAGCTTCTACACATCCAGGAATATTGACAATTGGAACACCCACCTGTGTCGTTACAGGTGGGTAAATTGGAATTGCTAGAGGTGGATTTTCAATCAACCAACTGGTGCCTCTTATATCAGGAATTTGAATATCCTTTACACCAGCATCAATATTTGGAATATCCATAAATCAAGGAAGTCTTGGACCACCCTCCCCCATAGGAACTATACCACCTGTTACCTTAGGCATTTCAGGCATCGCCGCATCTAACATCCCAGGAAGTGCTCCTGCAATTGCTTCTGTTGCTGCTGTTGCAACTCTTTCTCTCGCTCTTTCGACTAACCCGTCCTTGTTAAGATATAACCAAGTGCCGCCACTAACAACGGCAGCAGATACAACAAAAGACGACAACGCGAGTACATTGATTATTTTTTGCATTAGATTAACGTACCTTTAGCACGACGAATTTCTCTAAGTTCTTCAAAGTTTTTCTGCTTAGTTCCACCATCATATGCCCAAGCATATCCTTCCTCAATCATTTGTTCATTAAGGGAAGTTTCTTGGTCTCCAATGTATAACCATCCAAGGAGTCTGCCGTACTTGCCCATTCCACCCACAAGCTCAGTTCGGATAACAAGATCTTCTTCTCCAGCAATAGCTGCGTCAAGATGTTCTTTAATCCAATTTGTTGCATCATAACCCAATTCCTTTTCCTCAAGATCTCTTGTACGTTTTTCTGGTGTATCAACACCAGCAACTCTGACTCTTTCTTTTTTAAAAAGATCGAATCCTAAATCGATTGTAACATCAATAGTATCTCCATCAACAACTCTGTTGATTTCAATTACTCGAAAGTTGTAACACGACTTCCTGCTTGGCGGGGTCATTGCTCCCATAGTTCATCTCCTTGGCGTCTGCCGCCATTACTATTCCTAATAAAGTAATCGCTGCGGTAACAACAGCACCTGCACCCCATACCCACTTCTCAAGTTTACGAACACGGTCTCGAAGTTCATCAACCATAGAAGTGTCACCACTCTTCTCAAGTTGTTCGACCCTATGTTTCAGAAGTGCTATCTCCTGATCCTGTTCCGCATCCTTCAGTTCGATCTGGTTCGGCATCTTCCAACTCCGAATATGCAAGTTTCATAATTGTATATATGTAGTAAGCAACGCCAGCAAGGAGTATTAATATTGAAATGATAATACTCCAAGTTACGTCATTAATATCATTTAATGGGCGAAGTACAAGGTTCATCAGCAATCATTGAAAGCAGAACCAACTTCAGATCCAACAGATTCACCTACCTGTTTACCTAACAGAGTTGCCCAACCTGCTGCTAACCATCCAATATATGGAATGTTCATAACTGCAGGAACAAGAACTCCAGTGCTAATTGCGGTTCCCGCCATCGCACCTTGTGAGCGTGCTCCAGCGTCCGCGATTAAACACTCTACGTCTTTCGCAGACTTTCCCTCGCCACCTATTGCAGCACCTCCCATGTTCCTTACACCTTCCATCGTGTATTGATCACGGCGATACTCAATTCGCTTCTCAGATCCTCCGCCAAAGAGTCCTTTCTTTTCACGGTCAAGATCCATCGACCTTTCAGACTCTAAAACTTTAGGATCATTAGCACGATACTCAATCCTATATCCTTCCTTACCTGCTTCTATTGTATAAGAAGAATATGGTCCTCTAGGAAGATTGATTGTAGGAACTTGTTGAACTGGTGGTTCCTTCTTTAATAGATGACCCAATACACCAATATGAGCAACAGCAAAAACACCACCAACACCCAAAGCAACCCACTTGAATGGAGTGCGTTTTGGTGCTGATGGTGTAGCAGTTGGTAATGGTGTAGGATTATCTGGTCTATTAATCAGAGACATAACTAACCTCAATTAGTCTACTTTTTCCTTTTTCTCCTCTTGTGGTTTATCTTCTTTCTTATCCTTCTTTGCAGGAACAACCCCAAAAGTGGCTAAAGTTCCGGTGAAGACGCTGGCTATAAATGTGGGATCGATATTCTTTTGAGGAACACCAGGAATAGTCACATAATTTAAAGTGAGTATTGCTGCAGACCACGAAAGAATAACAACGCGCACCAATGCCGACAGACCTTCGTCCGCCCAGTCAAACTTATTCTGTTTGGCTTCCTCCTTCTTCTTTGGATTTGATTCCATTGAATTAGGGTAAGGCACCTTTATTTAGGGGTCAAGAATCTCTACAGAGATATTCGTATGATTTATTTGATTGTATCTTTGACAGAGAACATCACTACCTTGATGTTCCCATTTGTGATATGCACTTTTTAAGTTTTGGAGGTAATCAGTTCCACCGAGACCGACCATTTCATCGGCAACGATTTTCTTGATTAACACATCTCTCGTTAAATGTGTCATATGTAAGAATAGTTTTCCAACAACAAACCCTTACATTATAAGACTTAGAGGGATTAATTCAAAAGGTTTGTCTTGGGTGGTTTTTGTTCGCTATCTGCAGCGAATGATATTATTTAGCAATGAATCCATTTTCAACTAACCATTCACGGGTCATTGGTGTAGGTTCATAGTCAGTCCACATTGTTCCTGCTGCACAAGATTCTAATGCTGCTTGAGTCATACCTTCTGTATGACCTGCCCAATATGCTTCTTTTTCCCAGGGAATTGCTTGTGGTTGAGACTGATAAGCACTCTTTGCAATTGCCTGATACATCTTTGGAACATCTTCTTGATTTCTAATGATAGCAATAAAGTTGTTCTTGATGCTACCCGCCATACAATCTTGAGCAGCGTGCCATCCTTCATGACGCATCACGGACATCATAGTACCAGGGCGATGCATATGAGCAACATTCAGAAAGAAGTTGTTGCTTACAGTATGATAAACACCACGATGTCCAATTGGGAAGTATCGCATATCTGCTAGAAAAACCCTAGCTCCGACCTTATTAAGTGATCGGACGAGAGAGTTAAACTCATCAGCAACAATACTGTAATCAATATCAGCAAGTTCCTCGTGTTTGTTAAGGTCAGAAACTGTTTTAAGTTCTTGAACATGATCGGTGCATTCCCGAAGTAACATACACCCCTGAGCATGGGCACTGAAATAGTGTTTTTCATCAATTGGATCTGCAAGAACAGGAGTCCCAAACGAAACTGCTGCGAGCATAGCGAGAATAATTTTTTTCATACTTTGAAGTACTTATTGTAAAGGGCGGATGCTTCTAGATGCTTACCATGATTGGTCAAGTATTTGATTCTTTCGAGAATCTTTCTTTTGAAAACTTTAGATGATTCCTCCATCTTCGTCTCCTATGTATTCTAGTGAAGTTACATCGATATTCTTCTCTTTTGGATCCATCCACTCTTTGAATTCGCAGTGGACAGCATATGCGTCGTCGATATCATCTTCACAAAGAAAATGAATTCGATCTATTACATAATCATGTATCTGGATTAGGTTCTCTTGTAAAGTTACCATAGTCCTTACGCATATAGCGACCTAGAATGTTACTATTATAATAGGCAGGACTCCCGTCGTCAAGTGCCTCAGATAATACATTGTTCAGAAACAATTGTTTTGTTTCTTCAAAATTACAATTACCCTTAGTATCGTGAAGACTTAGTATTTCTCTACTGAAGATCTCTTTACCATATCTTTTTATATCCTCCTTTAATTCTGGACAAGAACCATAATACTTCTGCCAATCTGATTCTTGCTTTACTTTTCGCTTCTTTCCTGGTGGTTTTCTAAAGGACCAAAAGTATTTTCTACCGATATACTGTTTACCTGATTGTAAATTAGTAATCCTGTAGACAAAACCGTACAAATCGTTAATATCCTCAGATAGAAAAGTTCTACCTTTAAAAACCCAGGGGTTTTCATAACTCATACTTTAGTATCATATGAGCTATTATTTATCTTTAACCGGGACAAACCTAGTCTATAGACGATTAAGCATTTAGTCAA